CTAGCAGCTTCTTTGTGACTCGCATTTGATCAATTCCTTTCTGTTGCGTTGTCATGGTGGAATATGGGGACGGTTTTCGAATATGTCAAACATTTTTTTTCATCCCCGGAAATCCAGCAAAATCAACGCCAGATATATCCTATGTACACACTCACACACACACTGAAATTTTTCAACCATGGTCACTATTGAACCGGCCGCAAACCTGGAAAATAGGTCAACAACATTGACCCAACATTGGCCACCATTGTTTACCGCCCGCCAGCCGTGGCCAATGGTGGTGCAATATAGGTAAGCATGACTGACCTATCGTCTGTTCCACCTTTGTTCCACTTTTGTTCACTGGTGGAACAATAGGAGAACAAAACAGGAACGCCCCCCCCCCAGCAGTGTTTCATTGTTGTCATGTTCAGTGCGTCCATTCTGGGGGATATTTTGAAAACCTGTTGACACAAAGCTGTATCTATAGTATACTACTTATATGAAGTACCTAATTTGGTTCATCTATGCCACTTTTGGTTCATATCTGATCTACGTTGTTGCACTGATGATCTGGGGGACATTCAATGCCTAAGAAAACTGGCAAGTACGCAAGCTACACAGAACCAAAGGCAGCAGACGCACAGCTGACTGAGCGAGAGCATCAGTTTGTGCTAGAGTTGGTAGACAACCACCTTGATCCAGAGGATGCCTTTTACAAAGCTTGATACACCGCGCCCAATTCAAACGGCAAGAATCGAGCCAAACGACTACAGCGCCACCTTTGGCTCCATATTGAAAAGCGGATCAAGGAGCGGGTAGGTGAAACGGCAACGCTGGCCCTGACTGTGCTAGAGCGTCTGATGCGCGAAGCAGAGTCTGAGAACGTCAAGCTCAACGCTGCCAGAGACATTTTGTCCAGGGCGGGCTACGACGCAGTCCACAAGCAGGAAACTGTAGTCAAAGAGGTCAGTGACCTAACCGACGCAGAGCTAGACGAGCAGATCGAACGGCTGTCTCAGAACGTGGTAAAGCTACGTGGATAAAGAAAAAGTCGTAAAGCTACTCCAAGAGAAACAACGGCGGCTAGAAACAAGACGCATTGCACAATACGACCCATACGGTTACCAGACAAAGTTCCACACCGAAGGTCAAAGTTGTCCACAACGCATCTTAATGGCGGCTAACCGGGTAGGGAAAACCTACTGTGGAGCAGCGGAGACAGCATATCACCTGACCGGAGAGTACCCGGAGTGGTGGAAAGGACACAAGTTTAACAAGCCGATCAGGGCGTGGGCAGCTGGTGAGTCAAATGACACCACCAGAGACATTATCCAAAAAGAGCTTTTTGGCAACCCACAAGACCCAAGCAAAAAAGGCACTGGCGCTGTCCCCCTAGACAACATCGTTGAAACAGTGCGTAAACCGGGTGTACCGAATGCCTTTTCGTCCGTGCTGGTCAAGCACAGGTCAGGAGGCAACTCCCAGATAAGTTTCAAAGCCTACGAACAGGGTTTTGAAAAGTTCATGGGCGAGGCAATAGACGTTGTCTGGCTAGACGAGGAACCAAAGCAGGAAATCTTTAGCCAGTGCATAACGCGAACCGCAGATACAGATGGGATTGTCTATATGACTTTCACCCCGGAGCGGGGGATGACATCCGTAGTCTCGGCTTTTATGAACGACCTGAAACCGGGCCAGAGCCTGATAACAGCAACATGGGACGACGTAGACCACCTAGACGAAAAAACAAAGGAGCAGCTGCTAGCTGTCTATAGCCCAGCAGAGCGGGACATGCGCTCAAAGGGCATTCCGGTGTTCGGCTCAGGGTTGGTCTTTCCTGTCTCAGAAGAGGACATCGTCTGCGAAGATTTCGACTTGCCAGAACATTTCCCCCGGCTGGCTGCAATTGACTTTGGCTTTGATCACCCCACTGCCATCAGTTGGGTCGCATTTGACGCAGACGATGACATAATTTACGTCTATGACGAATACAGGAGAAGCAAAGAGACACCTCTGACACACGCAGCAGCACTGAACGGCAGGACACCCGGCATACCTGTGGCCTTTCCGCACGATGGGCTACAGCATGACAAAGGCTCCGGTATCCAGCTAGCACAGCAGTACAGAGACCTAGGTGTCTATATGCTACCAGAACACTTTACCAACCCGCCAGCAGAAGGTAAGCTAAATGGTAATAACTCGATTGAAGCAGGCATCAGCGAAATGCTACAACGATTTGAAACAGGCCGTTTGCAAATTTTTGAGTCCTGCGCAGAAACTCTGGAAGAAATGCGTCTCTATCATCGGAAAAACGGAAAAGTAGTTCCGATCAAGGATGACCTGATTTCAGCAATGAGATACGCAGTGCTCTCAGTTGAACGCTTTGGCGAGAAACTCAAAAACAAAACACACTACCGTAAATACGGATTTGAACAAGAAATTAAATACTCAAGCGCAGGAATCGTATAAGGTAAAAAAGAATGGCAAGAGGAAAGTCAAAGCCTAACGACCCGGCTAAGTGGTCACGTGCCAAGGCAAAGGCCAGAGCTAAGTTTAAAGTTTACCCAAGCGCATATGCAAACGCTTGGGCTGCAAAGGAATACAAACGCATGGGTGGCACATGGTCAGGTGCCGATAACAGGGTAAAGAAACGTGCGAAGAGCAAGAGAGCGTAGAGGTGGCCTAGGCAAGTGGTTTGACGAACAGTGGGTGGATGTCAAAACCGGAAAGCCTTGCGGTCGGAGCGGCAAGAAAGACAAGCGCGGCTACCCCGCCTGTCGTCCTAAAAAAGTGGCTGGAAAAATCTCCAAGAAAGAAGCTAGTAAAAAAACAGGACCCGGCAGGGTAAACTGGTCTGTGACAGCCTCCGGGAGAAAGAGAAAAAATGGCTCATAATATGACTGAAGAGGAAATCATTGGTCTTGTAGAGAGCGAGATCAACGGCTCCTCGGACTACATGGATTCCGAGATAAGCTCCCAGCGGGAACGCTCCATGGAGTATTTCTATGGAGAACCGTTTGGCAACGAGGAGGACGGGCGTAGTCAGGTCGTAGTCACCGATGTTCAAGACACCCTGATGTGGATGATGCCTAGCCTGATGCGCATCTTCACAGCTGGAGACAGGGTGGTCAAGTTTGTACCAGAGGGTCCGGAGGACGAGGAGGTGGCAGAACAGGCCACCAAGTACGTAAACCACGTGTTCTACAAGCAGAACGACGGGTTTATGGTGCTATATAACATGTTCCTTGACGCGCTGATGCAAAAAGTCGGCATTGTCAAACACTACTGGGAAGAGGTCGAAAAGACCACCACAGAGTCATATCAGAACCTTACAGAGCAGGAATATTCACTGCTCCAGCAAGATGACGAATTAGAAATCGTAGAGCATCAAGAAAACATAACGATCACTGAGCAGCCTGACCCGTTCACCGGAGAAGTGGTGCAGGTCGAAGAGGTTTTCCACGATGTCACCTTTGCAAGGACATCAATGGAGGGCAAAGTCACCATTGAAAACGTACCGCCGGAAGAGTTTCTGATTAACCGTGGTGCCAAAACGTTAGAAGATGCTCGGTTCATTTGCCATCGTTCGCATAAGTCCAAGAGCGAACTGCTCCAGATGGGATTTGACCCGGACGTAGTGGAAGACCTCCCCGGCTACGTAGGTGGCGCAGACGATATTACCACCAGCCAAGAGTACATGGCTAGACATGCCTATGACTCCACGGACGTATACCCTAACCAAGCTGCCGCTGATAGCGAAATGGTTGTCCAGATATACGAGTCGTATGTCAAGCTGGACATGGACGGCAGCGGAATTAGTGTACTGCATAAAATCTGTCACGCTGGTTCAGAGTTGCTAGACATTGAGCCTATCGACTACATTCCGTTCAGCACCGTCTGTCCTATTCCGATTCCGCACAAGTTCTACGGACTGTCGGTAGCAGAAACGGTAGAAGACATTCAGCTGATCCGGTCTACGCTAACCAGAAACCTGCTAGACAATATGTACCTGTCCAACAACGGCAGGTTCCAAGTCGTAGAAGGCCAAGTCAACATTGACGACCTGCTGACCAACAGGCCCGGTGGCATTGTTCGTACACGTAGCCCCAATGCGCTACAGCCGATCCAGACGCCTAGCCTTCAGCCGTACAGCTTCCAGATGCTGGACTACTGGGATCAGATCAGAACTGGCCGTACCGGCGTCAATCCGCAGACGCAGGGCCTATCAGCCGATGTTTTGAAGTCTCACGTGACCGCAGGGGCGGTTCAGGGCGCTCTCAGCAACGCTCAGGGCCGCGTAGAGCTTATAGCCCGCATCTTTGCCGAAACCGGCGTCAGAGACCTGTTTAAGGCCGTTTACAACCTAATCCAGCGGTACGAAGACCGTAAAAAAGTCATTAGAGTACAGAACAGGTATTTTGAAATCGATCCATCTAGCTGGCGCGAAGACATGGACGTAGACATTGAGGTGGGTATCGGCTACGGCGATCAGGACATTCGCATGAACAACCTGTCTGCGTATGCCGCTTTGATTGAAAAGGTAGCCAACCAAGTTCCTGGCATTGTCGATCCCGTAAACATCTATAATCTGATGCGAGAAATCGCTGACGAAATGGGCATCAAAAACGTTGACAGCTTCATCTCACCGCCGTCTACCGAAGCACCGCCACCTTCTGTCCAAGAACAAACCCTGCAAGCGCAAGCACAGGCCATTCTTCTGGAAGCCCAAGCTTCTCAGGTTGAAGCACAGGTCAAGGCCAAGGAACTTGAGATCAAAGCCGCCAAACTTGAACTCGACCGTTTGGAAATCGAGCACAACATGGCACTCAAGCGAGAAGAACTTAAACTCAAAGGTGTCGAACTAGGCTACGAAATGGCCTCGGGCGAAAACGTCAAAGCTAACTAAGGATAGAAACAATGGCATATCAGAATACAGGCGCCTCGCGAATTATCAGCAGCGAGAACATTACTTCAACTGGCACAAGTGCTCAAAGCGGGCGAGCCCCGTTTGGATGCAAGATTGCTCGCATCGCGACCAGCGCGGCGGTCAACATCGTAATCGGACCCAACCCAACTGCCACGGCAGCGGGCACACGAATTGAGCCGGCAGACGCAGCGTACTTTGTGATCAAGGGCGATACCGACACTAGCGCCACCGATGGAGAAAAGATTGCCTCTATCGGCACGGCTACCGTCAACGTAACGTGGCTTGAAGGTTAACTATGGCTTGTTGGGTGGAGAGTTAAATGGCAACCAACAAAAAGATCACAGAACTTACAGAACTGGCAGAGGTCGATCTGTCGGACGA